ATAATTATATGCAAATAATGAATTTGCAGCTAAAGGCCATGTATCAATATCTATTTGAAAATTCTTCACTCTACTTGTATTTAATGAGCCGCTGGGTTTTACCCATTTAGATGTATCTAGGGCAAAACTATAAATTGCTAGCCCTGGTGGAAATACACCCGTAGCATATTTCCAGGAACTTAATTCATTAAAATATTGCAAAGTCTTTAATTCCTGAATTTCATTACCATCACACAAAATTCTTATATTGCGTATAATATCTTGCTGCATTGCTGGTATCAAGGTTCCAGAATATCCTCCAGATGGAACCGCCGAATAAGCAGGAATAAATGGAGCATATGGATATAACCACCAATTTGTGAAATTCGTCCAGGAATTCAGATTTTTCAAATAATCGGTCCTCCTAGGTAATAAAATAATGCGTGGAACTGGATTATGTGTGTATAAATCAAATAATTGTCTGGTTGATATATTTTCGTATTTATAATTTGTTACCTGTCTGACAATGTAGGTCAGAGGCTTTGTAGCAAATGTTCGTCGTTCATCATCTGTTAAATAAATATAAGTGGCTTGTAGCCTAGGATTGAGAGGCCATGTATTCAAGGTTGGAACAGTATAACCAATATCTGTTAAAAATTCTCTGATATATATTCCAGGATCTGCATCACTTGTATAAGATATATTACCAGATTGTAATTGTGTTAAAGAAGAATTAATCTTATTTTCGGGCCTTACTCTATATCCAGATGGATCTAAGACTGTATAGAGATCTCTGATTGGCCTGAGAGTAAGTTGCACTTCGCATTCGTGGTATTGTAGAGAAATAAGAGGAAGTGCTAGAGCAGGACTTTGAGAAAACCAGAAGGAAAGAGGTAATGTAATATCACGTCCTGGGATAGATGGGAAATTTGTTTGTGCTTGTATAGTTGGATCTAGATTTTGATAGACATTGGGGTATAGGCCACGTGCGCGATTTAGAGGAGATCCACTTGACACGCCGGAGTATTTTCCATTAGCTGGGTCGTAGATCTCAGGAACATCTCCAACCAACTGTTGCCATTTATTATATTGTGTCTCATCTTGATCAGTGAAGGCAGTTGAAATAATATAGTCACTATCAAAATGTTGGACCTGGGTTCCTCCAATTAGGAATGATGCATCTTGAATAATTTGGGCACCAATATATCGGACCCATTGAAACTGATATTGGCTTCTTCCTTGCCTAGGACCGGCGAGATTTGGATTAAAATATTTTGAGTAAATATCTGGAAGAGTAAAAGTAAAATAGAGATCAGATAATAAGTCGGCGATACGCTGTATTTTTGCACGGAGTTGAATTGGTTGATCAAATGAAAGCTCTTGTGGGCCTTCTAGAGGAATGGTGGCGGATTCAAAAGAAAAGTGGCTATATTTTTTCATCAACATGTAGAAATAAGTGAAATCCGGATTTCCACTGAGGATTACATTTTGAGAACCGTATGCGACTAAAATATATAGACCACCTCCTGGCATATCTCTTCTTGTTACTACGAAACAAGAGGGGATATTATTTAGATAGGGGGATAGGGGGGCTCCGCCCCCCTAAGACCCCCATAGGGGCTTCGCCCCTAAGACCCCATCCATAGACCCTATAAACTAATCAATAATTTCTAGGATTTTAAGGTATACCATAGATGGGGTCATAGGGGCAGAGCCCCTATAGGGGGCACAGGCGAAGCCATGTCCTATAGGGGGGGTCATAGGGGCACAGCCCCTATGGACCATTCTTATTGGTCCACCACGTGTCAGATAAGTATGGGGTAATCTCCATACTATCACCACCATCAACTGTGTTTGATGGCCCCATATTAAGTAGTGATTGAATCTCAGTATAGGTCAAGGCGTAACTGAAATAAAACACTCTACTAATCATTCCACGAATTGGCCCATTAAATGTGAGAGAGGTTAATGGATCATTTGGATCATTTACCATATCATCATTCAATGAAGGAGTGGTAGCTTTATTGATTGTTAACTTACGATTATTAAATGCATATACATTTCCGTAATTTTGGTAAGGTGGGGTATTGTTACTGGTTGGTAATTTACTCTTCAAGTTTCCATTAATATATACAAACTGTGTATTTCCCTTACATGTTAATGTAAGATGAAACCACTTATCTACTGGAATATTTTCAATATCAACCGCATTATCCCAAGTATCATAGCAATTCATGAAAATACGTAGCATATTCTTGTGACCCCAGCAGAATATACCAGGTCCGAGTAATGGATAGGTTCTTCCATAGCCCTTGTGCAAAATATGATATAAATTCTTATCTCCTGTAGAAAATGTATCACTCTTTATATAAATGAAGAGTGCATAACTAAATTCTATGCCGGACCTCTGGTTGTCTGAAAAATATATAGTCTTAGAACCTGGAACATTAGGATTCTGTAATGCAGTAAACATCTTAGCTCCAGAAATGTAGGTATTGGGAAATATTTCTACACGATCCTTGAACATTCGTGTGATAGCACTGTAAAAAAACTCTACAGTAGCCAAGACTAAATATACTATAATAACCAGAACTAGGCCAAATAGCACTTGTGAAACAGCTGATTCACCCATCAATGTAAAACTTGTTTCTGTATCTGCCATACTATCTATCTATCATTTGTAAAAGATAGATAGTTAGAATTATTTTTTAAATGGCCCATTAGATTTTACATTTACTACTCATAGGATTTAGACTGCTCAGTGACCAACTAGAAAATGGTCCTTGCTGGTAAAGAGCATATACTCTATCCGGAGTATATGCAATATTTGCACCGCGTGTTAATCCAATAATTCCACCAAATCCATTAGGGTTACCTAAGGTTAAACTTGGAATATCACCATCTGCAGCAAATAATCCAGGGAGAACTGAACTACGAGAAAGCTTACCGTCAATATATACATCAACTGTCTTACCCATCATCACCACTGTAATATTAACCCATCTCTGAATATTAACTTCTTCAATATCGCACATTAACATCTGAGAATCAGAATATGGTGATAAGGCTGGAATTATCTTGGATTCAATATCAGTTATTTTAATACTATTGCTAATATTATCACTTACACGAACACCTAGCTTATTAGTCGTCTGTCCCAAATACATAACCAGAGTTACAAGTTGTCCACCACTTGTTAATACTAAGAATGGCTTATTTGTAGATGTTCCACCAGAACCCCAGTTTGTCACATAAATCCATGTGCTTATAGAATATTCACCCCCAGGATATATTTGAGGTACCTGTGTTCCAGTAAATACTTGGCCGGTAGTTTTTGTTTTTGCAGGAAGGCCATCACTCATAGAAGAATAAATTATCATATCTTGATAATCACTTGAATCATTTATCCAAAGCCATAAAAGATAGAGGCAATATATTAATACTAATATCACTAGGATATATATTACAATTCTACCTATGTCCATATTATTCTATTCTTAAGAAATAGTTTATGAATACGGTGTTACAAATTTTTCCAATGGCCCTGCCTTTTTTGGAGTAGTGCAATTTCCACCCGGACACCATAAACTAGATGGTAATGTTGGTGTTAAATGTGATAAAATAGTAGTCATATTTGTTGGCTCATACGGTTTTCCATAAGTATCAGTTGTTTTACTTATTAAATCACGAACCTCACTTGTATTTAAAGCTGTTGGTGAAAGGTGTATTTGTTCTATGGTTCCTCCTAAACGTGGATCGCCTACAAGTAAAGGCCCAGTCTCATCATAATCAGGCATTGCTAAGCACACGTGAGATACCATTAGTTTACCATTCATGTAAATATTGAATCTACGTCCCATTTTAACAATGATTACTGAAGTCCAAGTTTGCATAGGAAATTCGGGAATATCAATATTCTCAGGTATTGCATTACCTTTCGTATATACTTGAAATATAGCAGGGGCCATTACTATATCACGACCAGCATCGGGTGCAACAAGAATTTTTAAATTCTGTCTATTTCCGATTTGAACTAGGTTTGCATATTCATTGCCAGTTTGCGCAGTTCTATCATTGATTGTCGGATTAATATAAAAATAAAGTGTTGAACCTGCATTAGACGACCATGCATTTGATAAAGTTTCACTAGAAGCAGCTTGAGTAAGCTTAGATAATGAAATTTTAGTATCTCCAACTTGTTGAAATTGTGCTGGGGAAATAATATACAAGGCCAGAAAATATACTAAATATGAAAATAATAACATGGTAACTACAACCATGGTGATTGCGATAACGGGACTAAGTGTAGAATAATAATAATACATAAAAATTGCACATGCTATAAATAACATTGCAACTGTTATTAATCCATTGTAATTGTCTTGAGCCATCTATCCGTATACTATAATTTTACACTAAGCAGAAGGATTAAAAAGTGTTTCTGAACTTAAATCACTCATACGATTTTTCATTTCTGCAGTTGAAACAGCATAACCAAATGTCCTTACATTTAGAACCTTTATTCCTGCCGATAATTGTATAGGGGGAGAATCACTTGTTTTTATATTTGAAGTTGCAAATATCTTGTGACCACTTGCTGGAGAAACTGGAATAGATGTTAAATTCTTACTGCTTACTAATAATCCATTTAGATATCCTTCCATAAGATGTGGAGAAATCGTTAGACCTATGCGAAATGGAGTATGGATTGGAACATTATCTATACTAATACTTTGCTGGCGACCTGTAGAATCATAGCAAGTAACATATACTTTATTCATATTATTGTCTAAACTTACTTTTAATCCATTTCCAGTTGGTGTATCTGCCATTACAAAAAATACACGCAAGGATTCTTTTAATGGAGCTGGTGTTGGAATTTTTGGATGTGGATATTCGTCAAATATATATACATCAAGTGTTAAACTATATGATGTCTGGGCTTCCAGAACAGTTACTGAGAGAGGTGTCTGTCCACCCACAGGGACTGGAGTGCCAATTGTTATATCTGCAACTTCTGCTGGAGTCTTCCAGTATACTTGTGATAAATCTGTGCCGGGCATTGGAATATATCCTGAAGAACCAGGTGTTCGTTGAAAAATTGGTGTAATCCATTGATCAATAACAAGAAGAATAATTCCAATTAATAATATGCCTGCAACAAAATACATTAAAATACGGACAAATCCAGAACCTTGAACGGGGACGCCAATTGCATTTGCTTGTTCAGGAAGATTCCTATATTCGCTAACACCAGGAAGTCTTAAACTCTTTCCAAGTGTTCCTACATTTTTAATAATTTGTGAAATTCTATTAGCTCGGCTATCTTCCATATCTAAATTACTCCTTCTTTTTCCTGGTGACTGATTTTTTCTTTTGTAGATCACCAGTCTTTGGATTATATCCAATACGCTTGTAATATGGGAGTGAATCCTTGGCCTTACAGTCAACCAGCTTTTCTCTCAAGTAACAAACAAAGGAAACACGGCTAAAGAGTTTCTCTATTCCCTGGGTCCCTGTTTCCTTGTCATTGCGATACACATCTTTCAGGGATTCATTGTATTTCTTATCTTCTGCAGACTCAGTGAGCTCCGTATTACAATGCCACTCATGCACATCCATGGCCACGAAATCTCCTGTTCTCAGATTAATGCCCACCTTGTAACGGGGGAAAATAGTGAATCCGCCGCCGTATTTTCCTCGTTCAATCACGGATAAGTTACCAAATCCTTCTCTCAAATCCCCTGCATCCATATGAAGACCAGTGCGGAAATTGCGATTGATGGTCACAGAAGAGAATGCAGTATCCTTGATTTGGAATGCTGAATTCCCTGCTGCCCTCTTGTGCTGAACCTTGTAGCGATCTGGGACTAGGTCCTTGAAGAGTTTGTCAATTGCCTCAATATAAGGTAGACCTTCCTTATATTCATTGAAATAGCGTTGAGTATAAGATGTCAGACGACAAGGGAGACCCATGAAAGGTGTCTTCTCAAAATATCCGAGCACTGATGAGAATACATTATTATTTACGCGCATTTTAGAAAGTTTCCCATTTTCCATATACTGAGCAGACCATCCCTTAATAGATTTCTTATGGAGCTTTCTGCGGGTCCAGTATTTAGATTTCACGTCAATTGGTCCAGCTGCCGCACCACGATTTCTTGATGCGCCGGCTGCATTATAAAAACTCTTCCAGCCGAGTTTTACGATTTCGTGAGGAATCACGTTTTTTCTGAGTTTGAACAAGAGGCGCTTACCTCCTGGCGCTTCCGGGTCCTTTCCGTATACGTCAATATCTTCATCATAAATTGTATCTGCGTCTTTTTCACTAAAGTAGGTGCCTTCTCTGGCCTTAATTTCATCATTGGACATTTTTGGCTCTAGGACTAGTTCCTTGACTTTTGCCTTTGGCTCTCTTGCTGCCTCTTTTGGCAACTGGAGGCCATCAAATAATTCCTCGTCCGTTATGGCCATCTACTATATACTTATTTTTTAGACTAGAAATTACAAATTGCCATTTTATAAGACTATAGTAGAAATGCCTGAACCACCTGCAATTAGAAATACTAAGAGAAAATCAAGAGCCCGATTAAGTAATAATAATCGTAGAGAGATTAATGAGCATGGACTCGTAGTTCCTTTTACTGACCCTAAGAACTATGAACCAAATCTAAATGCCCATGCGACTTTATGGAGTTCAGGAACATTAGAGCCAAAATTTAATTACAGAAATAAGGCTAAAGCAAATAAAAACAGTGCATGGAATGAATATTTACGGCTACGCGCTAATGCAGAAGCTAATAAAGCTAAAAATGGCAAGACACGAAAAAACAATGGTAAACGTGTAATTAATCAAGGATTAAATACAAGTGATCCAAGAATCAAATTAGGATTTTAAAGTAAATTTCCTGGCTCCGCGTCTAAAAGTTCCAGCCATTGTTTCCCTTGGGCCGTGGAATATGAAGTTCCAGAGGGAACCATCTGCTCCTTAGAATAAAAATATAGTAATATTCTTCTTCTAGGATTTACGGGCGCTAAATCAGGATTCTTCATGGTAGCTTTTGATACGGTGGTCTGAATAGTTACCAGAAGAGCACAGTTCTCTTTCTGAGCTTCTGTAAATAGACCATCCCACTCATCTACGAGGTGAACTAGTCGTGAATGGAGATCAAACGCATGACGTCCCTTGAATGCATATGTAGGAATTTCGGGATAACGCTCTTCTGGTCCTATCTTGGTATGAGAAGCAATGATTTCACGATCTCTGTCAGTTAGGACTTGCGCCATTTATTATAGATTAATCTAGCGATGTTTAGGCTAGAGGCCACAGGCCACAGGCTAACTCTTAGGCCAACAAAACCATGCAACTCCTCCAATCACTGCGCTCACTGCAATTCCTGCCGCAACACCTTTTAAGATTGCCTGATTATCTGCTTCAACAAAATCATCTGCCCTAACTACTGGAGACTTTCCACGAGCTCCAAGGCGTGTGTAGAATTGAATTACCTCCGTCTCCGTATATTTTCTCTTCCCCAACATTGCATTCACCTCATTGTGTAAATCCACCGTCCAGCGAAATAAATCCGCCCTAGAATCAATTGACGCCGAGATTGGCAACTTGGCCATATGAGAAGTATAATGATTACGACAAATTGGACATGGTATGATATGCTGTAATGACTCAAAAAACTCCTTCATAGCCTTCTTATCTGAGTAACTAGGCTCCTGAGGATACCCCAGTGCCGCTATGTGAATTGTATGCCAGAAAAAAGGTCCCCAAACCTCTGGAGGAACGTGCATTATATCTATTATATACTGAGAGCATCTAACCGGCACCTAAGACGCATAACCAACTATATATCCAGGGGTGCATTAAGCACAATGATATCATTTTATCAAAATAAAAATGACACTATATGCTCAAATTGTGGAGGAACCGGGCATGGATTTCGCATCTGTGTAGAGCCTGTCTCAAGTTACGGTGTCCTTGTATTTAGATGGATAAGCCGTAGTGAACTGTGGCCACAGCCTGCTGAGTTCTGCAAAGATGTCATAAATCCTACAGGTGTAACTGGTCTTATTCCCCAAGTCTTGATGATTCAAAGAAAAGATTCACTCGGCTTCATGGATATCATGAGAGGTAAATATAAGATAAATGATCCTGATTACATACGCACCCAATTAAGAGGAATGACAGAAAAAGAACGTGAAAAACTCAGATCCATGGATTTTGAGGAAATCTGGCATGAACTTTGGGGCACTGATACTGAATCTACACAGCGCTATGCTCACGATCGCGTAAATTCTAAACAGAAGCTGGCCGAGCTTAGAGCTGGAGTTCAACTAGTGAGTGGAGAAAAATACTGTTTAGCTGATCTTCTCCGGCAAGAACCTGCATTATATACTACACCCGAGTGGGGATTTCCTAAAGGACGACGTGATCCACATGAGTCAGATATTAAATGTGCATTTCGCGAATTGGAAGAGGAAACAAGTATATCCGAAAAGGAATTGCTAAAAGTAATTAATATTCAACCATTTATTGAACAATTTTACGGATCCAATAATATTCATTATAGGCATACTTACTACATTGCTCAGTATGTGGGTGATAGAACTATATCCTATGACGCATTAAACGTGGAAATGGCCCGTGAGATTGGCAATTTAGTGTGGAAACCTCTGGATGAAGCAGTTCTATTGCTTAGACCTGAGAATATAGAGAAACGAGGTATTTTATTGCAGCTTGCCAATTTATTGAGAAATTATTCACCCGTCTTACGTTCTAGTCTAGTTGCTAAACCTTTAATGCAACAGACTGCTCAGACTGCTCACACTGCCCAGGCAGTCCAGACTAATCAGGCGCTACCAAGCCTCAGTGAAAATACTAGTGAACAGCAGTATGTCTTCACCGGCGAATCAAACATTCCAGGAAAGGTGGACAAATCAAGAAGACTCTTCGGAGCGAGACAAGTTACTCGCAGAATTTCAGACATATACCGCTCCAATCCGAGCAGCAACCATCAGAGCTATAGACCCCAGGGAACGGGAACAGGCGGGAACACTATATCCAGATATTAATGACGAAGCTTTCTTAAAAAAGTTACTGGGAAAACGCGAATTCCGAGAAACCATGCAACCAAAGATTACTGATAAAACCCTGGAACACAATGTCTGCGATGTTGATGAATTTGAATACACTTCTTCTCAGAAATTCGTCTCACAATTCATTTCCCCCAATACTCCCTATAATGGTATTTTACTCTATCATGGTGTGGGTGTAGGTAAGACTTGCTCTGCTATCTTGGCCGCTGAGGCTTTCTTACAGCTGAGTCCCAAGAATAAGGTCTATATTCTGGCACCCCCTGCAATCCAGGCTGGATTCTACAGAACCATCTTTGATAGTTCCCGCATTGTCTTTGGCAAGGATGATCAGCAGAATAGGCACGAGGGTTGCACAGGCAATCGTTATCTTGAACTTACTCAGACCTTATATGAACGTGATAGAAAGGATATTGAATTACGTGTAGGTCGTCTTATTAATAAGCGCTATGCTATCATGGGTTACGTGGCATTTCGTAATATGGTTCGTGATATCAAGGGTCAGATTGCGTCTACTTTACCTGCAAAGAGAAAGGAAGAACAGAATACAATTCTCTTACAACGTGCTCTCAGTGGATCTCTATTCATTGTTGACGAGGCCCATAATCTGAGAGATGTATCTGAGACTGCAGAGGATGATGATGACGATGATTTGGGGGATCGCAGTGATGCAGCTGCTGGTAAGAAATTAACGCCAATGTTGCGTGAAGTCTTACAGAAGTGTGAGGGGAATAAACTTATGTTAATGAGCGCTACACCAATGTATAATTCATACAAGGAAATTGTATCCTTATTAAATCTTTTGCTCTATGTTGATAAGATTCCAAGGCGCGAACCAGGTGACAGTGATTCTGATATTCGTCTCTTGACAGATTCAGATATTGTATTTGAAAAGAAGGTGGTAGGCGGTAAGGAAATAGAAGTCTTATCGGCTTCTTCAGAGCGACGACTGATTGCAATTGCAAATTCCCATGTGAGTTTTATGCGGGGTGAGAATCCCAAGGCATTTCCTGCAAGACTTGATCCTGCGGACGAAGTCCGTGTTTTAACATGGCCCGAGTTTAGTCCAAATGGCAAAACTGAACTCAAGGATGATGAGAGGGCCAATGTCTTGGAGCTGCCCTTAGTGGACTGTCCACTGACTGGAGAACCTCTGGCTGTTATACAGCATATGACTGAGACGCTCATTGCTGCTAAGGGTGTTGGTATTCGCACCATTGACACTTTGCTGCAGGCGGGAAATTGTATATTTCCTTCAAGCGGAGCTACAGTGCTAGAGGGCCGTGTAGGATCTGAAGGATTCCAGACCTGGTTTGGCACTAGGGCAATCGGTGGAACCTTTGAAGGGACACGCTTATCCATCTTACCCCAGTATGTGCCTGCCGACGCAGATGAATCTTATGCATGGATGATTGCATCTGAAGATGGCCTAGGCCAAGCTTCTCCTAAATTTAATCGTGTCATCAATACTATTCGCACGGCTTCTGGAATTTCCTTTGTCTATAGTCGTTTTGTGGAAAATGGAGCCGTCATTTTCTGTCTTCTTCTGGAAGCAAATGGCTACCTGCCCTGGGGTCGTTCTGCGCCTCTATTCTCAAAGGGTCCCATTGAAGGTCCTGGGGGGAAACAGTGTTGCAAGTGTGACAGAAAACTAGGAGGTCATCCTGCATTTAATCCTGCTGCACCAGAGAGCCGTGATAATCACAAGTTTAGTCAGGCATTCTATGCTCTACTTACTGCCAGTAATGTGGATACTCTTGAAAAGCAATCTCTACCTCTATCACCCAATAATGTGGCAGTTATCGCAGCAGCACGTAGTGAAGAAAACAAGGATGGTCACAAGATCAAGGTGGTGGTAGGATCTCAGGTGGCAGGAGAAGGTCTGGATTTACGTTATATCAGAGAAGTCCATATTCTGGAAGGCTGGTTTCACTTGTCAAAGGAAGAGCAGATTGTGGGTCGTGGAATTCGTTACTGCTCTCATAATGCCTTGCCTAAGGAGAAGCGTAATTGCACCATTAGTCTCTATGTCAATACATTTCCAGAGGAACTCAATAAGGAGACAATTGATCAATATTCTTATAGAACTGCTATGAACAAGGCAGTCCGCGTGGGTAATGTGAGTCGTGCTTTAAAAAGAGGTGCTGCAGATTGTAATCTGAATCGTGATGCCATCTTGGTGACAGGGCTTTCTAAGAAACCAGCGCTTGATGAGGATGGTAATCCAAATATGTTAGATAGCCAAGGGAATGCAAGGCCAGTGGATCTGAATGACAAGGATTTCACACCGGCATGTGATTGGATTTCTTGTAATTATGTGTGCGAGCCATCCTTGGACTTATCTGATAAACGGGAAATGCCAGATGATAATGGAACCTATGATATGTTTGCGGCGAGATTTTCTGAGCAAATGTTGATTCAGACTCTGAGGACTGCATTCAAGAGACAGCCATGGTATCACTGGGATAAGCTGGTTGCTATATTCAAGGATATTCCTCAGGCAACCTTGACCAGCTTGCTTCTTAAAATTATAAATAACCAGTCGCTCATTTTTGAGAATGGAAATTTACAGGGGCACATTATTTTCCGCAATAATTTATTTCTCTTTCAGCCAAATAAGATTCAGGATGGAGCAATTCCAATTTCGTTTCGTCATGGAGCATATCCAGTTCGGCGTGATTACTATGAACCTAAGATGGCGATTAAAGAAAGCAAAAAGACTGTAGCCAAAAAGACTGTAGCTACTGCAGCTACTGCAGCTACTGCAGCTAATGCATCTGCAGTTCTAGATACTGTAGCCAATACAGAACTTTTGGCGCCAGGTGGTTCTGAAACCGGCCTTCCTGTTACTGGTCCCAGATTTTTTCAAGATAACTCACACAATGCACAGAATACACAAAAAGCCTTTAATTTCTGGTTAAGATCAATGCAATGGTTAAATACTTGGTGCAAGGATGATGCTAAACGTGGATCTATCAATGAATCTATTTTACCAGAACTTTCTGATGCCATTTTAACTTATTTAGATGGTGATTCAGATAAGAAGGATAATATTGAGAAACGTCTAAAACAACTTCAGTGGTGGGGGAAAGCAATTGTTGAAGATGCAGCTGCACCTAGTGGGCTAAGAGATTTGAGACGCGTTGCGAAAGAATTCATTTGGGATTCTTTTTTCAAGGGACCCGAACAAATTAGTATGATTGAAGCTGGCTTAGAATCTGCAGAAGAAGGTGGAAATGAACAATTTATAAAAACGGATAGTATAACTGCAACTCGGTATTTAGATTTAGAAACCAAAGAACCAGTATATTTCTGTGGACCTAAAACCCCTTGTCCTCCATCTATTACAAGGATTTTATTAGCATCCAAGGCTGACTTGGTTGTAAATGCCAAGGCAAATAGAGTAACTGCTTCTCCACTCTATGGATTCATGGTTATCTGGGAAAATGCAATTATGTTCAAGACCAATAATGCTACGAATGCTGAGGGAGCTCCACCTGGCCCAGGAGCTGCTTGCTCTATTGTCAGCACAGTAAAGGGGCACCGCATGAAGCTCGTTGAATTAGGCACAGTCTTGCACCGATTCACTGGAAATCGCTTTGAACTTGTTGAAGAAACTTTGGCTACGGGTGCCAGAAAGTTAGTGGGTGCAGTGCCATTCTGTGCTCTGATGGAAATTGTTTTGCGCTGGATGGATATTCGTAAGGAGCTATATGGAGGGAAACGGTATTTCTACAGACCTCTCTCGTCATTTTATTCTAAACATAAATCTAAGAAGTAATTTTTATGATGAAAATTATAGTAACAGCGCTTAAAATTGACTATCTAACCCTAAAATAGATTAAGCACAATGGAGACTGAAGCATTCTTTCAAGAGAAAGTATACCTCACTCCCAAAGATCTTCGTAATGATATTGATTCTGTAGATGACATCCTACTAGATAAGCTGAAGGAGCGTCTTGAGCAGCGTTGTTCTCCAAATGGTTACGTGGTTCCTGGAACTCTGGAGATCTTGACGAGATCTACTGGTATGGTGGATTCTGGACGATTCTCTGGTGACTGGGCCTTCCTAGTGAAGGCCAAGGGCAAAGTGCTCAATCCACCAGAGGGAACCATGGTGGAAGTGGAGGTGCTGAAGTCCAATAAGATGGGTATCTATGCAGTCTATGAGAATGCAATTAGGCTGATGGTTCCTCGTGATTTGCATTTGGGTGATGAGGAGTTTGATAGCTTGAAGGTGGGCGACAGGATTAATGTGGAGATCCAGAAATCCAGATTTCAGCTGAGGGATCCTTTCATCGTGAGTGTAGGCATCTTTAGGGGCGCTGGCTCTGAGACACGAGTGGCGCCTGTAAACACAGGATCTGCAGCCACTGCAAATTCTAATAGCATGCCTGATCTGGAGGCACATGCGGCATCTCTAGCTGCAAAAGCTGCAGAAGCTGCAGAAGCTGCAGAAGCTGCAGGTGAAGGCGAAGAGACTGAAGATGAAGGCGCGGAGGAAGAGGAAGAAGAGGGTGTAACCGAAGAGTAGAATGGCTGACGATTATGAGCAGCGTAAAGAATTCTCCAAGGAGATAAATACCCTATCAAGGCCCGAGCTTGAGGAAGTCTACCGTATTTTAAAGCGTGAGGGTGGCACCTATAGTGAGAATTCAAATGGAATATTTTTTGATATCGCCAGTCTTCCGGCCCCTGTTTTTGAGGCCCTATGGAAGTTCTTGAAATTCTGCAAGTCAAATGCCAAGGATTTAGAGGAAAGAACTAATCTCATTAATACCATGGCCACTAATGAGCAATAGAACCTAGTAGGCTAAAGCCTAAGTGTATAATACATATAATATGACCGACGCAGTTCCAAATTCTCTCATCCAGTTGTGTGAAACACATCAGGATGGGACATTTTCTGTTAAAACTAAAGGTGCAGCCAAAGGTTCAGGATCAGCAGACGCACAGGACCAAGTGCCAAGATGGAATCTCATTACACATTCCATTTCACCCAAGCACCCTCTAGCCGCATGGATGTGGCTCAAGGATCCTCTTTTCCGTGTATCTCCTGATGCCCTAAGACAGCGTCTCATCCTGGATGCAACCACTGAGTGGCAGGAGCGTTGTGCAACTCTGGATTTTCCCAGAGTTCTGAGCAAGAAGAAGGCTCTAGAGGGATTCGGTTCTCAGAGACCTGAGCCCCAGCAAGCCAAGGCAGCCATGATTGCCATGGAGAGATATACGCATGATGAACCTCTACTCTGGATCTTATACAATGAAAAGGAGAAGAAGGTATCATTTCTGGATGACAAGGCATTTCCTCGTGATGGTTACAAGCAAATCTGGATTTTGCGAGAGCCCTACTGGGATTTGCTCTGGGATGCAACTGAGTGGTCGCCCAGCACCCTAGTGCAATGGCTACAGGATCACGAAGACCATGGATTCAAGGTTGAGTGGCCTCTGGAGCCAGCGACTGCGACCATGAAAGCCATGGCTTCCGAATATGAGGCGATGCATCATAGAGCTACAGGTCTTTCTAAGGATGAGCTGCGTCAGAAGCTAGGAAGAGCCAAGGCATTAAGGAAGCTTCTTAATTAATTCAGATATTTATTAAAAAAGTATTATTACGGCGTAATAATACTTTTTTAAATTTATGGTATTAAACTAATAATGGAAATATTAAGAAATATATGTGTTCTATGTGAGAATGAAGGATTAAAACCTATTTATACACTGGTTAATTATCCTATATCAGCAACAACGAGCTTGTTTGATGAAACTACAGATGAATATAAAGACTGTATTTTTTCAAGCTGTATACATTGTGGATGCGTTCAACTTAAGAATCTAATTGATCCTGGAAAATTATATGCAAATTTACATAATTCGACTGAAAATACACCGACATGGAAAAAACATCATTCTGAATTTGCGAATTTTATAAAAACAATTGATACAACTGGTATTTTTCTTGAAATTGGAGGAAATTCTGGAATACTTTTTAATTTATTAGAAGATTATGCAAAAGAATATACTATTATGGATATATGCGATAGCCCATTACGTCCCGATAAAGTTAAGTTTATACAAGCAAATTGTGAGGTATATAAAATTACAGATAATAATTGCGTAATAATGTCTCATACATTTGAACATTTATATAATCCAAGGAAGTTAATTGATAATCTTAATAAATCAGGTGT